AATTGATTGTCGAACTGGTCAACGTAGTAGGTGTTCTCCTGCCCAGTTTCGGTGACGCAGATAGTGCCAAGCTCTAGCCAAAGGTCGGCTGTCTTTTCCTCAATTTCGGTGATCTTTGGAAGTGTTGATTTGTAGGGTGTGCGGTTGCGTAGCATCGGATGGTTTCCTTTAGATGGTTTCGAGTTTGAGGCGCATACATTCGGCATAAGAACCGGTAAAAATGATGCGGTAAGAATTCCGGACGGCATCGCCCTTGCAAACGATTACGTTGCCGTGTGCGTTGATTTGTGCTGTGTACATGGTTTAGCTCCAGTCGATTTGAAAGTAGGCAAAGAGGGCGCAAACTGCGGCAGACATTGCGGATACAGTCGCCAGTACTTCGGACGGCTGACCGATAAGGACAGAGGCGACATAACCCGCAAAGCAGATCAGCGTCTTGAGGGCGTAGAAAATGGTTTCGGTTTTGTCTTGCATGGTTGCTCCTTTGGGTGGTTGAAGTAATCTCCAAAGCCCTCACCAGAGGGCTTCAGGCATTACTTGGCGGTCTTTTTCTTATCGAAGTAACCGAGCCACTTAGTGCCCTCAACTTGGGGTTGGTAGAAGTTGATCTCATACTGTTGGTCGTGGGCAGTAGGCACAAGGTAGAGGTTGTATCCAATCCCTTCTTTGTCCATGTGCTTAAGCAGTTGGCGCAGATCTCGCTTGTCGGTGGTGGTGATCCAAGTGCAAGCGGATGACGCGAAGAAGTGGTGATTTTCAGGATGGTTTTGCATGGTGTTTCCTTTGGTGGTTTAGATTCGTTTGAAGTTTGCGCCATCGATCATCATTCGGAAGATGCCGTTTTCGAAGGCGAAAATCACGGCTTTGGCGGCAGTCGCTGAGATGGAGCAAGTGTCACAGGTCACAGTCAGTCCGTCATTGCCTTTGCGGACGATCAGGTCGTGTTGGTCGTTGAGCTTGAAGCGTGCGACTGGGGAGGAGGTTTGCTGTGTTGGTTGGGTCAGTTCGATTTGCATGGTTTTTCCTTTGGTGGTTGGTTTATTCGTAAGAGGCATAGCGGTCGAAGCCTGAGTCATTGCCGTGGTGTTGTGCCCAGTCAATCCGAACTTGCTCAGCGAGAGCGATGCGAGCTTCTTCGCGCTGTTGTGCCATGTCCTCAAGGTAGGCTTGAGCTTCTGTCTTGCTGTCGTGCTTTTCGTATGTCATCTTGAGTCCTTTGTAAGTGGTTGCATTTTACTGTAAGGTTTTATTGTGCCTTACACATATATAGCATAATAGAATCGTGCCATGTATCAAAAAAGCCTTTAAAATCAACGCTAGGGGTTTTCCCTAAGTAGAGTTAAGTATTACAAAATCAGGGTAAAAGAGGTTTACAAACTGAGCACCAAAGTAGTACAGAAACAAGCTGCCTAAAGGGGCTAGAAATCATTAATAAATTCTGTTCCAATCGCCCCGAATCGGGAACTAGCGAAGCGGTACAGTTTTGCTTCGTGTTCCCCCAATCCAATAGGAGAGTACACACATGAAAACACTCACAAGGAAGCAGATCAAGGAAGGGTTAGAGCAAGTGCCTATGACTGAGCTTCTAGGCGTTTCCTCAAAGGAGTTAACCCCGAAGATGCAGAACTTCGCAAGGGAGTTGGCAAAGGGCTCAAAGAAGGTAGACGCGTACAGGAAAGCATACAAGGCAGACGCCAAACCCTCTAGCCTTGCCAAAGATCCTTACACCCTTGCGGCAGATCCCAGAATTGTCCAAGAGGTCGAGGCTTACAAGCTGGCAATTGAGGCGGCTAAACATCGCACCCCTGCGGCTTTGAGGGAGCTTGTCATTCAATCCTTGGTGCAAGTCGTGATTGACCCAGAGGCGAAACAGGCAACCAAAGTACAGGCGGCTAAGGTGTTGGGGACAGTCACCGAAGTGGCGGCATTCACCGAGCGCAAAGAGATTCGCACCATACGCTCGAGCGAAGACACGAAGGCGAAGATCATGGGGCAGTTGCGCGACATGCTCAAGGCGGGCGCGGAAGACGCGACAGTCATCGAGGCGGACACCCTTTTGCGCGAGTTGGCTGGCGATACCCACCCCTCCCCGACCCCCCCAACCGACCAGTCGGAGTCCCAAAGTCTATTACATACTATTCCACACGAATCAACCAACCAAGAATCCGATCTGGAATTTGAGCAGCCCCCACCCCTAGAAAATTCTTCTGATGAGACGCCCACCCCCTCAGATACAGAAGACCCCCCGTCTAGAAATCTTTTATGATTTCTACAAAAATTTTTCTAGAAATTATTTGTAATTTCTACGGCTAGAAATCATTTGTAATTTCTACGCAGAAATCTTTTATGAATTCTAGAGTTCAGATCAACAAGAAGATGGTGTCGCGTAAAAGCGACAAGACGTTTGAAGAATGTATGGAGTTGGATATGACGCCGGTACAGAAGGAAGTGTTTCTGATTATTGATGAATGGTGGAAGAAGTATGGGTTTAGCCCGTCTTTGAGGGACATTGCACATCAGCGTGGCAAGATGAGCATGTCAAATACTTCAAAAATAATTAAGCGGCTTGTGAATATAGGTGTTATAAAGAAGGTTGATAGACAGGGTAGGACGATTAGACCGGTCTACATCAATTTTAGGAATCTTGAGTGAAGCTAGAAGAATTGATTGATAGTCTGCCTGAGAACGAGAGAGATATTTTCTTGGCTGACTTTGATGAATACAAGAATGCGCTTGTAAGGGAGAAGGCGCAGATTTCTTTTATAAGTCTGAAGGACACCTCATGGCCCGGCTTCGTGGGTGGTAGACACCACTCGTTGATGGCAAAAAAATTTGAAGACATTGCTAACGGAAAAATTAAACGCCTCATCATCAACATGGCTCCTCGTCATACGAAGAGTGAATTTGCTAGCTATCTACTTCCCTCTTGGTTCCTTGGCCGGTTCCCTAATAAGAAAGTAATTCAGTGCTCGAACACCGCTGACCTCGCGGTAGGTTTTGGCCGTAAGGTTAGGAACTTAGTAGACTCTGAGCAGTACGCAAAAGTCTTTCCTAATGTGGCGCTAAGACAAGACTCTAAGGCTGCTGGCCGCTGGGCTACGAATGGCGGTGGTGAGTACTTCGCTATCGGTGTTGGCGGTACGGTTACAGGTAAGGGCGCGGATCTACTCATTATTGACGATCCACACTCTGAGCAGGAAGCGGCATTAGCTCAGGGAGATCCTACGGTCTTCGACAAGATTTATGAATGGTACACCTCTGGCCCTCGTCAGCGTTTACAGCCGGGGGGATCTATTGTTGTCGTGATGACCCGTTGGTCGGAAAAAGACCTGACTGGTAGGATCATCAAGGATGCAGCAAGTAGGGACAAGGGTGAGGAGTGGGAGGTTATTGAACTGCCCGCGATCATGCCAAGCGGCAAACCTTTGTGGCCAGAGTTTTGGAGCTTAGAAGAATTAGAGGCGTTGCGTGATGAACTTCCACCGATGAAGTGGAACGCTCAGTATCAACAACAGCCTACGGGTGAAGAGGGTGCGTTAGTAAAAAGAGAGTGGTGGAAGAAATGGGAGAGTGAAGATCCTCCGAGGTGTGAGTTCATCATTCAAAGTTGGGACACGGCATTTACGAAGAATGAGCGAAGTGACTATTCTGCGTGCGTGACTTTAGGCGTGTTTCACTTGAATGAGAACCCCGAGGACATCAACATTATTCTCTTGGACGCTTTCCAGAAAAGGATGGAGTTTCCTGAACTGAAAGAAAAAGCTTTCAACCACTATAAAGATTGGGAGCCCGATGCTTTTGTTGTTGAAGCTAAAGCCGCTGGCGCACCGCTAATTTTTGAACTGCGACGAATGGGAATTGTGGTAAGTGAATACACGCCCAGTCGAGGAAACGACAAGTTTGTACGTCTAAATTCAGTGACTGATTTATTCAAGTCGGGTAAAGTATGGGCACCTGATACGAGGTGGGCGCACGAGTTGATCGAGCAGATGGCTGCGTTTCCGAACGCTGACCATGATGACTTGGTTGACGCTTGCGTACAGGCATTAATTCGTTTCAGACAAGGTGGATTTTTGCGGCTTGATTCAGACGAGCGCGAAGATCTAGTCGGCTTTAGAAAAAAGCACTCTTACTATTGAGGCTCGCATGGAAAAATCTTTATACGAAATGCCCGTTGGCATCGAAGCTCTGGAAGGCCCAGAAATTGAAATCGAAGTTGAGAATCCTGAATCAATGAAGATTGAGATTGATGGAATCGAGATTGACTTAAATCCTCCTACGGGCGGAGAAGATCAGTTTGACGACAACTTGGCTGAGTTCATTGATGATGGAACACTGGCCACGATTGGTTTTGATCTGATTGAAGAAGTATCAGCCGACATTAATTCTCGCCGCGACTGGGTGGAGATGTATGTCAAAGGTTTAGATGTTTTGGGGATGAAATATGAAGAACGCACTGAGCCATGGAACGGAGCTTGCGGAGTGTTCTCTACTATCCTCACTGAAGCCGCAGTACGGTTTCAGAGCGAGACAATTATTGAAACGTTCCCAGCGGCGGGGCCAGTCAAGACTGAAATTATCGGTGCTATTGACCGCCTTAAAACTGAAGCAGCTCAGCGTGTCCAAGAGGACATGAACTACAAGCTCACGGAGCAGATGCCTGAGTATCGCCCTGAGCATGAGCGTTTATTGTTTAATTTGGGTCTGGCTGGATCTGCCTTTAAAAAGGTTTACTACGATCCAAGTCTTGGCCGTCAGACAGCGGTGTATGCGCCAGCTGAAGATGTGATTATTCCTTACGGCTCTAGTGGTTCACGTACTGCTGAGCGCGTGACTCACATCATGCGTAAGTCTAAGAATGAGATTCGTAAACTTCAGGTGGCCGGTTTCTACCGTGATGTAGATCTGGGCGAGCCTAGCATTTTGCACACAGACGTTGAGAAAAAGAAGGCCGACGAACAGGGCTACTCACTGAATGACGACGACCGTTATCAAATTTATGAAATCCAAGTTGACTACGATCTGCCGGGCTATGAAGACGAAGATGGAATTGCTAAACCGTACATCATCACGATTGACGTTGGTACTAGCAAGGTTCTATCTATCTACCGTAACTGGGCTGAGGATGATGATAAGTGCCTTAAGCGCCAGCACTTTGTCCAGTACGATTATGTACCCGGCTTTGGTGCTTATGGTTTTGGTTTCATACACCTTATTGGTGGTTATGCCCGAGCCGGCACATCTCTTATTAGACAGCTTATCGACGCTGGCACGTTAAGTAACTTACCCGGCGGTCTTAAATCTCGTGGCCTGCGAGTTAAAGGTGACGATACGCCTATCGCACCGGGCGAGTTCCGTGACGTAGACGTACCAAGCGGCTCTATCAAAGACAACATCATGACGCTTCCATACAAGGAGCCGTCACAAGTGTTGGCTGGTTTGTTGGATAAGGTCACTGAAGAAGGCCGTCGTTTGGGATCTATTGCTGACATGAACGTTAGCGATATGTCTGCTAACGCGCCGGTTGGTACTACTCTGGCTTTGTTAGAGCGCCAGTTGAAAACGATGTCTGCTGTGCAGGCTCGCGTTCACTACTCTATGAAGCAAGAGTTCAAGCTCTTAAAGTCAATCATTCGTGACTACGCGCCAACAGAGTATGAGTATGAGCCTTCTTCTGGCACTCGCATGGCCAAACAAGAGGACTACGACATGGTGGATGTTATCCCCGTGTCTGATCCTAATAGCTCTACGATGGCTCAGCGCATCATGCAGTACCAAGCGGTTATGCAGATGGCGCAGCAAGCTCCACAGATCTACAACTTGCCTAACTTGCATCGCCAGATGATTGAAGTTTTGGGCATTAAGAACGGCGAAAAGCTTGTACCAACACCAGATGACGAGCAACCACGCGATCCTATCTCTGAGAACATGGCGTTTTTGAAGGGTGAACCTACTAAAGCGTTTATTTATCAAGATCAAGATGCTCACATTGCAGCTCATACGACCTTTATAAAAGATCCGATGATTGCTGCAACGATGGGACAGAACCCAATGGCTCAGCAAATGATGGCTGCCGTTCAAGCACACATTGCAGAGCACCTTGGATTCCTGTATCGCCGCAAGATCGAGGAGCAAATGGGCGTTCCATTGCCTCCACCAAACGAAAAACTGCCAGAAGATGTGGAAGTTCAGCTGTCAAAGCTCATTGCCGAGGCAAGTGCCCAGCTTTTACAGACAAATATGGCGGCGGCTCAGCAGCAACAGGCTCAACAGCAGGCGCAAGACCCGCTTATTCAGATGCAACAAGCTGAATTGCAGATCAAAGCCGAGGAAGTTAAGCGTAAAGCTGCAAAAGATCAGGCTGACATGGCGCTGGCTCAGGCTAGATTGGCTATTGACGCTGAAAGGATCAAGGCTGAGAGCCAAAGAGAGCAGATGCGCCTGCAATCCCAGCAGAAGCAGACCGAACAGAAGCTTAAAGCTGATGTTATTACCAAAATGACGCGAGGCTAAATGACAAAACCGCTAGTTTCCCTGTTAATGGCTGCGTATAACAACGTGGCCTACATCAAAAACGCTATAGATAGCGCAAAAAAGCAGACTTATAAGAATTGGGAACTGATAATTCTCGATGATGGGTCTACTGATGGTACTTGGGAGCTAGCGGAAGTCTTATCCAAGGGCGATAAACGCATAAAAGTACACAAAAACCCCGTAAATATTGGCTATAACAGCACAATGTTGGCGCTTTCTAAGCTCGCAAAAGGGGACTTTTATGCTCATTTTGACAGCGATGACATGCTTGAAAGGTATGCCATTGAAGAGATGATGCTGGCTTTTGACCAGTTACCAGACGTCAAATTCATTTACTCAGACTTTGCCCAGATAGGTAAGAAGGGTGAAGTCGAGCACTATTCCCCAAGTCCTACATTTGATCCCGATAAATTACATCAACACGGGTGGCGGCATTTTGGAATGTACCGTTCAGATGTAATGCAGCACATTCAGGGTTACAACGAAAAGTTAGCCAGTACCAATGGCTGTGCAGATGGCGATTTGTTTATGCAAATTGTTGAGAAGTTTCCTGCGGCACGATTACCTAAAGTGCTTTATCTGTATAGAAACCACGGAAACAACATTAGTACAAAGAATGCTAAGTGCGATAGCTGTCCATTAAGAATGGATTGCAACTTTGCACGAGTATGGTGTAAGTCGGCTAACTATGACATTACTACTTTTAAACCAATAGAGGTGCATCATGGAATTGAAAATATTTGAAGTCTTGAATCAGAAGATCAATGATCGAATTCAAGATTTAAATGGAACTTTGTGTGACGGCGTGGCTAAAGACTACGCTGATTACAAGGGAATGTGCGGAGTAATCAAAGGTCTACGAACCGCACAGTATGAGTTGAATGACCTTTTAAGAAAAATTAAGGAATCTGACGATGAGTGAATTTGATGTGTCTGCTGTAGACCTATCGGGTTTATTGAATAAGAACCCCGAGGAGAAGGCTCGCCAAGTGCCTGATCCTGCTACTTACCACATTCTTTGCATGCTTCCAAAAGCCGAAGAAGAGTTTAGCGAGACTGGCATTTTGAAGTCAGCCACAGCTATGCATCACGAGGAGTTACTTTCTCCCGTTCTATTTGTGGCAAAGATGGGGCCAGACGCATTCAAAGACGAGAAGCGTTTTCCTTCCGGCCCTTCCTGTAAGGTTGGAGACTTCATCATCACGCGCCCCAATACTGGGACACGTATGAAAATTCACGGTACCGAGTGGCGACTGATTAACGATGACAGCGTTGAGGCAGTGGTTCAGGATCCCCGTGGAATCCAGCGCCCTAATTTCTAAGGAGTAATTTATGGCAAACCTTGATAAAGAAGAGTTTTCCTTCCCTGATGAGGAAGTGAAAAAACCAGCCGTTGAAGATGATGGCGGTGTAGATGTAGAGATTGAGGTCTCTAATAAGAAAGAGTCAGCTAAGAGCGATGACGACGAGATTGAAAAGTACGACGAGAAGGTTAAGAAGCGTATTGCTGACCTTCAGTCCGGCTTTCACAATGAGCGTCGCCGTGCGGAAGAGGCTGCTCGCGAGCGGGAAGAGGCGATTGCTTTTGCCCAGTCAGTGGCCGAAGAGAACAAAAAGCTCAAAGGTTCACTGAGCGAAGGCCAGACAGCTTTGCTGGAACAGGCCAAAAAAGTGGTGGCTAACGAGGTAGATGAAGCCAAGCGCCGCTATAAAAATGCCTATGAATCTGGTGATTCTGATGCTTTGGTTGAGGCTCAGGAGTTATTGACAGCTGCCAAAATTAAGATGGAGC